CGAACGCGGCCTTCGTAGCCCGGTCAAAACTCCCACCAGCCTCACCAGCCGAAGCACCCAAAGCCTTAAACGACAACAGTTGCGCCTGAACACTCTTCACAACCTCAGCATCAACACCAAGACGCAACTCCTGAGCATCCGCAAACTTGATAAGCCGACCAGTAACCGCATCCAGTTCCCCACCAAACTGACCCGTAGTTTTCGCCACCTGCTTCAACACAGCATTCGACTGCAAAACCTCTTGACCCATACGGATCGTTTCCGCAGCAAAGTTTCCGATAGCCCTAACAGCAAACGCGCCCGCAACAATGGCACCAAACCCGGCCACAGCCTTACCAAACCCGCTCAAAGCATTCTGAGCCTGCTTGATACCAGTCGGGTCAAACTTGCTAACGACTGGGATATCAATAGAACCGCGACTCACTTAATCCTCCTATTTACAAGCGCCATATACTTCTCGATAATCCGGCGAGCAATACTGGTCACTTCATCACGGTCATCCTTAGCCCTCGGAATCACAAAACGACCCAAACCATCAAGAACCGGTGCGCGACCAGCCAAAGCACTCACAAGCGCACGGCCCTGCGGCGTTAGACCCTGGCGCATACGCTCCACAAAATAGAAGCCACCCAAACCCTTACGCCCACGGAAAGCCATGGTAACGACCGGATAGAAACCACGCTTTGGAGTCCTAGTCCCAAGCGGAACCCTCACCGTAGCGTTCACCGGCCCCCAGCGCCGACCATCCGCACCCAGCGCCAAATTAGAAACCGGTGGCTGACTCGGAATATTATTCTTCAGCTTCGTGGAAAAAGGCTTCAGGTCAGTGCGCATCTCCTTCTGGAGAGTCTTGCGCAGGTTCGGATCTATCTTCTTCAGCTCTGCAAGCAACACCCGAACATCGGCGGCTCTGACAGTGAACTGGGCGGGCATAATCTCTATTCTACCGCCGGCCCCGCTTACCACTTTGGGCCTGAGCACGCGCAATCAGATAACGCTCAATAGTCCACAACATTCGAGGCTCTAGTTTCATCAGCTCCAACGGGCTAATCCCCGTTTCACAAGCTAGGGCTGCAATCTCCCAATGAAGGCTCGACTCACCGAGCCCCCTTATTTTTTTGTGGGAGCCTCAGCAACCATCGAAACAGACTCAACCCACTTCTCAAAGTCATCAGTGGTGTGCCCGGTACGCTTCAGAGCGTGCCACGCCAAAAAGAACATATGCGTCAAACGCACTTCATCCCCCAGGCGGGCAACACTCAAATCGAAGCGTGCCTCGAAAGCAATCAGATCGGCTGCAATAGCTGAACACTCAACGCTTGTTTCGTCAATGAAAGTAACTTGTAGGTTTATTGGATTCATACTTAGACAGTACTCCTGGTGACAGTACCTGAGCTCAATGCCCACGAGGTGCTGAATGTGGCTAAATCTCCCACACTGGAAGCCAGCGGGCTGTATTCCGTGACCAAAAAGACTCCAGAATAAGACGGGTTGCTCGACGTGACAGCGGTTCCGTTAGGAATCACGGTGACAGTTGCGCCAGTTCCCAAAAGCGGGAAGATAACAGAGTCAACGCCACCCGAAGCAGCGAAGTCCTGGTGCCAGTCAAGAGTCACAGAAGCATCCTTCAGACCGCCAATGCGCTGAACGAAAGTGTCACCGAAAGCGGTAACTTCCTGCTCTGCCGCACTCAGGTCAAATGTGACTGCAGCAATATCAGAACTCAAATCGGTTCCATTGATTTTGATGTTGTAGTTAGTAGCGACAAACTTTGCCACAGTTTTCTCCTTATAGTGCGAACACGGTCACGGCGAAATCCGCCGATAAATATGTGATATCTCCAATTGTAACGGAGGTGATGTTAGTCATCTCAGAAACCCTCGTGTCGAAAGCGTTACCGTCCAGAGTGCGATCTATCTCAATGGCCGTCTTAAGTGAACCCGAGCCAGTTGAGATAAGTGCATCCAAGTTTTTCTGTGCCTGCACTGTCGCAATGCGCCCGAAAATCACTGTGACCACGAAACTGTATTCACTTAGACCCTTAGCAAAAGCACTGTTGTAGGTCACTGACCCAAGTTGCACGACAGCTGCGGGCATCATCGGATCGTCAGGAATCTCCGCATAAGTGCGAAGGCCCGTGATCGTGTTCATGTTTGTTGCGAGGCCAGCCCGCATCAGGCTAATGCTCACGCGAAACGAAGCTTCCGGTAAGGCTGAATCAGCCGTTCCACGTCAGGGTCAAGCCTGCCAACCCGAACCACACCCATGTCTGAGAACCCGAGCACACCCGTAGGGGACTCATAACGCTTATACGCCCGCAGTGAGCTGAGGATGGTGGCCTGTTTGATAGCCATTGGGATAGAAGCAAACCCAAACACACCCGTCACCTGCACGCTCGCCTGATTACTGTTCACATTCCGGGGTTCATAGACCGGCCAGAGATAGTCACCGATAGCCCGAATCCTGGTCGCTGGTGTGGAAATTCCACCAGCCAACCCATTCAACGGCTCCAACTGGTAATCCTTAGCAGCCCAAGTGATATCGAACGTGCCGTTGCCGGTGCTGTCAGACTTCAACGTGGTCACCGAAATGATGTCATCCGTTTCCACCAAATAAATGTCCTGCGGAATATACACACGAGCCACAGCTGTTGCACCCGTACTGAAAAACACGCGCTCAGTGTAAGCATCAATATCGCGGGAGCTGGACTCAATCGCCATCTCCAACAACCCGTCATCAATCGTGTCGGTGATGCGAGCTGCAGCCTTCACCTCGGAAAGTGTCGCGTACCCATTCACAATCGCCAAAATAAACCTCCACCCACCATTCTACCGCCCGGCCTCCCACCCGTTCAGCCTGCGCCGTTCCACATCCCAAAACCCTGCGCTCAAATCCTCCCGAGCCACCTTGTCGTAATACAGGGCCGCGTTCGTGGGGAAAGTGCGAGCATTCTTCTGCAACAACTCTTGGTCGGAATTTATTGTCGAACTGTTGTCATGAATCATCGGCACCTCGATTGACCGGATCGTAACCCCAGCCTGCTCCGCACGAAACGTATAATCGTTGTCCTCACAGAATGCTGGAAAGAAACGCTCATCAAACAAACCCACACGCCTGACAGCCTCATAGCCGAGCGCAAACGCCTGCCAGTTAGGGAACATCTTAGACAGGGTTATCTCGTCTGTACGGGCCTCACAGAGCCTCTGAAGGGCACCAGGCTCGAAACGCACGTCATTCGAGGCAATAAACCAGCGTTCAGCATACGGAAACGACTTTATCCCCAAATTCCATGATGCTGCGACCCCGAGATTCGCTGGCATCGGCAAATAAGTCGTGTGCTCTACACAAGCGGGCACATCAATCGCCATATCCTCGAGCACAGAACTGGCCCCGTTGTCAATGATAAGCAAATGTTCCACCGGGTAGTCAATGCTCGACACCATGCGATCCAGTAGGTCGTAACGGTTTAGCACCGGCACAATTAGGTTCTCAATAATTGGTCTGGCCTCCAAGTCCCCTTATATTTCATGACATACTCATTCTCAAGGATAAGGTTGTCCCGCCCATTATGAAAACGCACCTCGGTAGCGTTCTCATCGGTCAGGTCAGGGAACAACACGGTAGGTTCCCCAGCGGCCATCACATAGGACTCATGCCAAAACCGTTCAGCCTGGACAGCCTCGAACTTTGTTTCAATGACCGGCACCCCGATGTCCTCAATCACCCGGCGCTCATACACTCCCGCGAAACAACCAAAGAAGTAAGGGTCTTGGGTTAGCGCCACAGAACCCACAGTGTCATCTAACAGGGTAAAGAAGGCCGGACTTTTCACCACCCACGAATCCTGCAAAAACAGGAACCGTTCAGCCGTAGTGTTCTCCATCACCCAGGCAATCTTCCCCAACTCGAAACCCCAGTTAGAAACCACAACGTGTTCCCTACCAATAGATTCGGAGGATGCCGCCAACCACTCGGCCCGGTCAGGACTGGTGCCGATAACGATTAGCACTACGCTCCTTCAGGTTCGTGGTGGAAATCCCGGCAGTGTACGGAATATAAATCAACGAAATGTCACGCTCATCAAGCCAATCCTGGTCGAACC